CGGAGGTTGAATCCCCGCAAACTACAGAGGAACAGTTCAGCATTGAGAATGCGTCAACCGACGATCTTCGTAATGCATTAGGAGTAACGCCGGAGACCCACGACCATCAGCCTGAGACCGTAGCCGAGGAGCAAATCCCGGAGAACGAGGGCCAAGAGCCACAGGCCGAAAGCCTAGAGCCGGAGGCAGCAGCCCCCGAGACCGAGGCCGAGGACGCCGAGGGTGAGGAGGAGGAGGAGAAGCTCGGAAAGAGAAGAATCCGCCCTCGTAACGAACTGGATCAGCAAGTCATCGATCTTTACAGATCTGAAGGATTTAGCGGATCATTCGCCGACGCATCCCGAATTATTTACGGACAAAATGCAGAGCCTGTATCTCAATCTATTTCGCCCAATCAGGAGCAAGTCGAGGCGACCGAGCCCGACCCAATCAGTGGCATAGATAAAGAAGCTGACGACATTCGCGCATCCATTTTGGAGCTTGAAGGAAAAGTCGAGAAAGCAGCCGAAGACCTGGAGACCACGGAAGCCTTACGGCTTCAGCGTGAGATCATGAAGCAGGAACTTCAGTTGCAAAACTTGACTCTCCGTAAACAGCAAATGGAGCAGGACAGAGAGCAGCAAGTTTATCAATCCCATCGTAGTAAAGCGATGGAAAGCCGCGACCGAGTCTACGAAAGATTTCCTCAGCTGCAGGATAAGCAATCCGTTTATCGTAAGCAGTTTGATGATTTTGTATCGCAGGCTCAGTCCGACCCCGACTACGCCGCAGTCTTTGAATCACCACGATGGCCAGAACTCATAGCAAGTGAATTTGCCGCTTTGAATCCGATGCAGCAGGCTCAGCCCGCTCCCGCTCCTCAGGTTCCTCAGCAAACCGCTCCGCAAATGGGTACACAGGCCAAAGTATTGACGACTGGGACTACGGCACAACCTGTAAATACTCCCGCTACTCGCGAGGGCTTACTTCAGCAGCTTCCCAATATGAATACTAAAGATATTTATTCTCTCTTGGGATCACCTGGTGGAGCACAGCCTTTAAGATAAGCGGGGAAAATAAAACCCTTAATTATCTACTAAAATGGCAGAAAAAAACTTCCCTGCAAACAGCACTGCTGCTGGACTCTCCGGCAACAATGTTGATTTGATTCAAAACACAACTTCATACGCAGATCTTCTTAAAGGCGACAGCCAATCCGATTTGCGCTCACGCCTCTGGTCCGAGCTTGTTTCTCGTGACGCCAGGGAAAAAAACGTGTTCGCAAAATTCATCGGAGGTGAAGGAAGCGGAAAACCTATTACCGAAAAACGCGACCTCTCCGCAGGTGGATCCGACAAGGTGACTTTCACCACTGTTGCTCCTATCCGTGGACAAGGTGTACGCGGTGAAGAAATCCTCAAGAACTCAACCGAGACTCTTGACTTCGGAACCTTCTCCGTTGAAATCGACCTCGTTCGTCACGCAGTTTCCTGGACTCAGGTTCTCAAGCTTATGAGATTCACCGGCAAAACCATCGACCAGCTTTCAGCTGAGGTTATGTCCGAGTGGATGTCCCGTACCGAGCAAGACCAGATCCAATACGCATTGCGTCAGATCTGTTCCGCAAAACCTACCGCCAATGTTATCTCTGGATACGGTACCGGTTCAAGCGGAGCTCTTAAATATGTTGACGGTCTTTCAACCGACATCATCCAAGAAGCTAAGCAAGCATTGATCGCTAATGGTGCTGAGCCAATGAACACTGGTGGAGACGAGAACCAAGAAATTCCTGGTTACTTGTTCTTCGCACCTGACGCATGCTTACGCCCTCTGCGTTCTGACCCTGACTACCTTGAGGCTATTACTCAAGCTGACAGCCGTGGCCCAGACAACAAATTGTTCTCCGGAAGCTATGCTAAATGGGACAACAACATCATCGCTAACCACAATGTTCTGATCGACACCGCTCGTGGACGCCAAGGTTCGCCATTACTTCCTACCTACTACAACTTCGACGCGATTTCTAGTGCGACTGTATCTAGTGAAGAAGTTCTTACTATTGGTGGTGCTGATGGAGACTACTGTGCAAACTTCCGCGGTGTATCCGTTCGTATCCCTGGTGGTGGAGGAGAAACCTTCGCAGCAGACAGCGGAACTTACTACATCCTCGGTATCGACGCGGCTACTGGGCAATACAGACTGTTCAGCTACACTGCTGCAACCGTTAATACTATTGCATTGAGCCCAACTGATATCGGTACTCTTGATGTCGACGGTACTTCCGGTCACTACGAGTTCTCCGCAGGATCCTTATTCGTACAAGCTAATGAAATCGGTACTCCTATCGGTTACGCATTGGCTATGGGTAAAGACGCTATGTACTTTGCTAAAGGTAAGATCTACGGTGAGCAAATCTTCCACTACGACGACTTCGCTAACTCCGGCAACGAAGCTCATTTGAGCGCTGTTGGTGTTCAGTCCGTCTATGGTATGGCTGCTCGCAAGGACACTCGCGGTCGCGTTCCTGCAGTACAGCTCATTGAGACTGTTCGTCAGGTTCCTGGCTTGTCCCTGGTTCAATCGTAAGGTCTATGCCTAACAGGATTTTTACAATCCAAC